AGAGTATACATATATAAATTCATTCATAAATAAATATACAAATGTCACAAACAATCACGTTCGGAGAACTCACTTATGAGTTCTCGAAGACCACACCAATGTTCGGAGGGGTGTCTGAGAATCACCCTTTCGACTACTCAACTGAGGTGCGGTATGACAATGTGAAACCAACAGTTAACATCACACGGGCAACCGACCCTCCCCGCACATCTTTCCCAATTAAAGGTGCGCTTGTGGAAGGGGTCCCAGTCCAAGTAGTTGCACAATCTGAGGGCGCCACTCTCCATGCTATAAAGAAACGTTGCGATCATGCCCCGGCTTCAGACGTCGGGCTCCCCTTTCTAGAGGGACACCAAATGCTCATGTCCAAAATTCATGAGCGCGAGACAATTCGTCTTGACAAGGGTATGATCGATGCTTATCTCGACGAGATGAGCGGGCAAAAGCGGGAGAGACTTCAGGCGTTGCTTGATAGTCAAGACTTTACACTACCTGGATATACGGACAAAACCGTATTCGCTAAATCTGAGGTATTGCTGAAACATGATGGCGCCCAGCCAAGAATCGTCTACCAAGGTGGCGATATGTACAATCTTGTAATGGGTTATGTCGTGTATTATTTGTCGCGTCGAATTGCAGAGGAGCTCAATCGCAAGAACCCGTTGAACAAAGGGAATGAAGTCATATATTGCGTTGGGATGACTGCAGACGAGATAGCAGATATTATACACCACACCTCGGGCGAGGTCTTCGAGAACGATTTTAAGAACAACGACGGAACACAACCCGCCGGCGTTCGGAAATGGGAGTCTATGTTTTATTACAAACTAGGCGCGCCAAAATGGTTCGTTCGGGAGTTTGCTGCCAACACTAGCGTTAGGGTTTTTACGCGTTACGGTGTGAAGGGAACAGTTCGGGGACAACGTTGGAGTGGTGAGGTTACTACCACCACTGGCAACGGATATGTCAATGCATGCACCTCACTGGCCGCATTGCAGCAAGCAGGGATAACCGAAAGTACCACTTTGGTATACGGGGATGATGGATTAGTGTTCACACGCCAATCTCGTGCGACGTTGAAGGAGTCGTTCGAGAGTGTGGCCGAGAGCTCGGGTATGAAGACGGAAGGATTTTCCGCGGAGACAAGGGAGCACGCAACGTTCTTGCGTAAACGCTTCGTACCCAGTGTCAAAAGAACATTCCCCGTTCCATCTTTTGGAAGAGTTGTGTGTAAATTGCCAGTTAGATCTAACAACAATCGTGCTGTCAAGGATGAAGATTATATGGCGGGCAAGCTTTTATCTGCCGCCTATGAGCATAGACACATCGCTTCCATTAGGGAACTCCTGCTGAACACGGCCGAGCAGTTATCGTCAACGCCTTTCCTGGACATGAGGAATCAGGCGATGGCGTACAAATACACTGCAGATGAGCTGAAGATGATGACGATTAATGCTGATGTAATCGACGCTGACTATTTGGGGTCGTTCTTGCGAAATGTCTACGGGATATGGGAGCAAGACCTCGTCGAATGCTACATGTCGGTATGTGATGGAATCCTTGGGTTCCAGCGCGTAAATGGTAAGCGTGGAAAGAGTGACCCGCACCTGGCCCCGTTGATACCTAGGGCCTTGTGGGACACAAAATTCGAGTCCATTGTCATGGTAGATGTCTCTCTGTAGAGGGTTGTGGCGACGTCCATGGAGTTTGTTGGTTCTCCATGTAAAATTTAAATTAACCCCGTCCAACGTCAAGTGTTAAAAAAAAAA